CTCTTTACTAATTCTGGATCTACCTTTGGTATGATAGATGCAAGTTTGTCTAGTGGGCTACCCTCAAGAGCAACACCTGTAATGTCATTAGTTTTTAGCCAATCACATGCTGCTTTCAAATCTTGAGTCTTTGCTTCTCCACATTTTATCAAACGTAAAAATTCTTGTGTAACAAGGTAGTGAAGCTCGTTAAAACTTTCTTCGTCTGCTTTCTTAGGTATTACTCTTGTTTCTGTCATTCGATGTCTAATCCTTTTTTGACGATTTGTAGTGCTCTGTCATCAAGTTCGTTATCTGTAGACTCAACTAGCTTTTCTAGTAAATCAACTACAAACTTCTTAAACTTGTCGCTTTTTAAACTTGTTAGTACAAGTGGTTTAATTAGTGCTAACATTATTTAGTCTCCTTTTTAGATTTAGGTGCTTTCTTTTTAGCAGCTGCTACTTTAGCTTTAGCGTCAGCTTCTCTTGCTGCTATTTGTATTGATAGTGTACTCATTAGAATGATAAAAATTTCTTTTTCTCTGGTTGAGGTGGTAGCAATGATTGTATAGGTACGATGTCCTGACACAGAAAAGCTACCCGTGTATTTGGTCTTATAGTAAAACCTTGACGTTGTAACTCTGCACATTTAAGTGCTCTTACAAGTTCGTAATCTAATTGCATCTTCTCCTCTTGACGCTTGGCAATACGTCTGCATTGCTCAAGACCACGCTTATCGAGAGGAACCATAAAGTTAATTTGAAACCCCCAGTTCTCATTTAGCTGATAACTTGATGGGTATAAATCTCTTGTATCTTCATCCGCTGTATACGGATTTGTATGGTTGCCCATATAAAATGGACTAAATGTCATTGTAGATCCATTACATGAAATGTTTGGACCATAGGTTTGACGAGACGATGCTCCATTGTTTTGGAACTGCACCGCCTGATTCGTCACGTTACCTGTAGCTGCTGCCACAGGATTTGAGCTATTGTTTGTATCTCCTTCTGCAAACGCTGGTCCTACTGTGAGAAGACAGACAGCGATGTAGTAGTAGAGTTTATTGTATAGTTTCTTGTAGTATCCCATTGTTCTACGACGCCAGCAGCTCTAGTTGTAGTTTCTAAAGTCCAAGGATTAGCTGCATTAGTAACAGTAAATGTTGTACCGCTACCAGCTATATCTGCTGATGGTGTTATGTTTGTGCCACTCCATGTATTTACAGTAGCACCGAAAACCTGACGTTGCTCGACCTCAGTTATCGTTTGGGTTGTAGTTGTTGTACTATTCATCGACCCTGTAGTAAACTGGGGCGTAACAGTATTAGCTCTTGCAACTGCGGGTGATAACAATGCTAAGAGAAGAATTAGTTTCTTCATGTCTTTGGTTTTTGTTCTTTTTCTTTTTTACCATTACCAGTAGACAAACCAAAAGTGGCAAGTGCACCAGTAAAAATTGAAGCGACGAAAGTGATGTCGCCTGCTGTAGCTGACTTTTTAATCATAGGCAGCTCAACATAACTTAGGGTAATAATAAACCCTGACCAGATTACAACACCTAGACGCACTGCTGCACCTAGTACTTGCATCTGTTCATCATGGTCGTCTATGTTTTCTTTGAGTTTTGTAAAGATTCCCTTTTTTTCTTCCGGTTTTCTTTCCATTTTTTTATTTTATCTTGTAAAAACTTTTGTATTTTCTTCCTTAGTTTTTCTATAATAGGTTGTGTTATAGTTGTAGCTGCAACAGCTGTTACGGCTGCTATAGCTGTAGGAACTAATACATCACCTGTAGGTAGTTTATAAGGTGGGAAAGGTGGAGGTAATGTAGGTGCTGGAGGTTCAGCAGTCTCTACAGGTTTTGTACCCTCTGGTTCTTGTAAATCACTCGGAGGTACAACCAAGGGTACATAACTCGGAACGTCAGCAGTAGGTAACGGTATAGATATTGTCTCTATATCTCTTACTGGTGGAATTACTATGCTGGGTATTTCCACTATTCAGATTCAGCTGGTTTATCTGCGATAAGTTTTGCTTTCCAAGCAGCCTTGACATCTGAAGTCCAAGCTGCTGTGCATATTGCTGATACTTCAGCTGGTTCTCCTGATAGATCTGTGTCTACAAGGTTATCGGAAGCATCTAGTGTTCCGGGCTGTAGTACATATCTTCTAAAAGACC